AGACATTCCATCGATCAAAGTCTTGGATCTTTTCATACCTCCAAAGTCCCACACCCAATTGCGATGATCTAATTCACCTTCAAAGGTTACTTTGAATTCTATTGCATATCCATGTAGATATTGACAGTGTGTTGTTGTTGCTTGCCATTGACGGAACACTGTACTGAATCCGTCAAAGATTTTTGTTGATTGAAATTTAGGCATATTGTTCTGTTTTGTTTCTAATTAACTTACTATACAAATAAAAAAACGATTTAGCACCGTCTGTGTCTTGTTTAAATGCTTCCGTCACACACTCTTCCCATAGGTCGATCTCAAAGTGTTTTATCAAAGCTTGTTTGAAATCCACAAGACGATTTGATTCATCCCAATAATAATCTTCCATCAGCTTATTGTAGCGTTTACGATACTTACGTTCGATATCCAGATACCTATGATCTTGTTCTGGATCTCTGCCTTTGTATGCTTTACAAAAAGCCTTGAGATCTTTTTTGGACATCTCTAATTCTTCCTTAGCTTGACGTTCGTAATCTGAATGATCAAAGTCTCCATGCTCAATCTGTTGAATGATGAATGGTTTTGTTTTGCTAGCTTGACTACGTTTTAGTTTTGGTCTGTGTGGATTTCTTCTCCACCAATAATATCTACTCATATTCTTCTATAATTTCAGCGTCCGGTACATGTTCACAGAAGTATAGTTTTCCCTCCTTGCGCAACACTAGATTGCACAGCAAATGTTCTTTCATTTCTGCTGATGGAAAGTCGGGGTGATCAGTGAACTTTCGCTTCACTATGTATAGTTCCCCTTTGTACTTTATAACCTCTTTGTTAAACATACCTAAATATACGGAATATTTATTAGTAATCCAACTCTTCTTCTGATTCTTTTAGTGTATTGGTAGGTCCACCGGTTGCATCTATTCTTGGCCACAATGAGCTTACAGAGGCACCTTGGAAACCAACTTTCTGATCCATTAATTGTTTTGCCATCTGTTCTGGTGATCCTTGGGCATAAGCATATTGCCCATCACCTCGTCCTCCACTTCCGTAATCTATAGCAATAAATCTTGTAAACTTTTCTTTTTCAGCATACTGCAAGAAATTTCCTAAACCAAATACACGATTAATATCTCCACTATCTGCATTGTTCCAATCGCTAACTAAGTCTGCTGCTGCGTTGGCATGATTTGGAGCAATTCCGGACTCCGACATTAATTGTATAGTAACCTCTTTTACCTCATCTCCATTACCATCCGCTGCTGCTGCTTGAAGCGCTAATGACAGTTTGCCTTTGTCAAATTTTGCATCTTTATACATTGGCTTTTTGTTAGCATTTGTAATGCCGATTGGCTCTAAAATTGAGTCTACATCTGCGGGTGAAATAGATCCTAATCCTCCTAGGATTGCTCCGGCTCCTTTGACTTCAAACTCGCCATCATTCAAATACAAATCACCTTTACCTGGTTTTGTTATGTTATCAAACACCAATGCCATTAGTATTTCACCCATACCAACTCCTCTCTTTCTTTCGTCTTGTCCAGTATAGAGTGCAATTGCTTGCAGTACGTTACGATCTAATTCGTCGGGAATGTCTTTCTTTAATTGTCCCCAACCTACTTTAGCAGGGAACGATGCTTGTTGGTTAGGATCTTGAATGTAGTTGATAAACGTGTTGTAAGACTCTGGAGGTAGATCTTCTAAGAAGCCTTGTAGTGTGTTTGATATTTGTTTTGGAATATCAAATTTTCCAGTCTTTTCATCAACTGCAAATCCCTTTGCTTTCAGAGCTGTTCGGATTGGTTTAAATATTGTAAACGATTTGATTCTATTGTATAGTTTTTGGATAGCGTTATCGCTCATTGCATCTGTATCTAACTTCTTTATCAAGTCAATAATAGCATCTTTGTTTACTCTTTCTTCTGAAATTGTGTTATCTGATATAGGAGTTTTGCTCTTCACAAAGCTAGGCATCTCATTGATACCATTCTCTTTAAGTATCTCGTGTAACACTTTTAATTCATTTGGATCAGTAAACTTGCCATCCTCCATTGTAGGATAACCTTTCTTGAGTCTATATGACCACTCTAATAGTATATCACTTATCTCCATTCTGTGCTGATTTAGGTGGTACTTTTTTTGGAGCTGGTTTTGTCTCTACAACCTCTGGCTCAACCTTTGGTTTAGCCTTTGGCTTAGCTTTTGGCTTAACTTTAGGTGGAAACAGTACATTGTATGTTTCGTCATTTACTTCAGCAGTTTGATGTAATCCATTCTGCTTTTGAAATTCCAACACCTTTCTTTGTGTTGCTGTATCCCATACTCCAGTGATTAATGCACCTACTCTTTCTTGTACTTGTCTTACGACAGCTCCTGATGATCCTCTTTTTATTAACATATTAGTAACTATTAAGTTGTTTGTAATTGTAAAGCCATTTAATATAAATAGTTCTCAGATAATAAAAAGCAGGCCTAATGGCCTGCTCTTATTGTTTTTGGAATGTTTGTTACGCTTTAAAGGCGAGCATAAATTCTCTCACTCCGATACCGAATGCAATACCTGCATAAAGTATCTCACCTTTAATCAACAACGCGGCACCTACAGCTCCTGCAAGAGCAGCTTTGAACCACGATGAGTTAACGATCGCTTTTACTTTTTCCATTTTTCTGGTTTTTAGGCAGATCTTTTTGATCTGCACGGTTTATATTCTTCTTTGCTTTTGGTGTATGTTCTTTGACATACAAATCGTATATCCAGTCTTTCATCACTTTACTTCACACGCTCCTCCTGCGCAAGCAATTTCTCCTTTCAAGTCTGTTTCATCATTTACCTCTACAACTTGAGTTAAATCTATGTCAGTCAACACTTCCATCATCTCGTTGTACTTTTCTTCGGTGATGTCTTCAAAAGGTGCTTGAGTGTATGTTCCTCCATCATATGGAAGTACAGATAATCCATTGTAGTGGTTTTTGTTATCCCACATCCACTCACCAGCCAATTCCCAATCCTCTTCTTTCAAAGAAACTGTAGCTGATACGTTGTGTGCATTGTTACCTCCTCTATGTCCAGGCTTAATCCACTCTTGATGTACTTTCTTGATTCTCTCTAACAACTGGAATGGTGACTCAGTTCTAAGAATTGCTCCTTCTGGTGCTTTCTGTGGTACTGAGATTACTGCTGTATCGTGTGGTCTGAAATACTCATCCTCAACCAAGGCTGGACATGCATTAACTAAGTATTGGTAGATTGCTTCATTCTTTCCAACTCGCATTCTTCTCACGTAATAGTCGTTGTGCCATGCGTGAATACCTGACGATGTTCCTAGTGTTAGTGACGTTGTTCCAGCAGGCTTAACTGTTGTACATCTTGCAGCCTTCTTAATGTTAATCAACTCTGCTACTCTTGCGTTCTCTTCTTTCACTAATTTAGCAGCAGACTTCATATCATATCCTAATACAGTACCAGATCCAATTCCTGTCATTGACACTCCTATCAAAGCATCTTTTTCTGTTGTTCTTTGCCATACCGGTCTTAGGTAATGAAACTCTGTATATCCAGCTTGTAGTGTACCAATGAGTGTTGCAGCTTTTACTCTAGCTTCAAGATCCTCTTGATCTACAATATTAGAAACATTCACCTCACATAGGTTACAAAACTGAAACGGTCTCAATGCGATCTCACAACATGGATTAGTTCCCCAATCTTTATCGTTAGATAAGTAGATTCCAGGTTCGCCTGCTCCACTTAACTTAGTACGTTCCCAAAGATCCATAAACACTTCTTTTGTAATCTTATGTCTCATCAAGCATGCAGAGTTGTTTGCTCTACCTCGTTGTGGATTTGTTTCCCACCAGTTGCCTGACTTACATCCCATCATAGCATTGTCGTCAGTGCTGAATAAGCTAATAAGGGCTGCTCTACGAATCCCACCGGCCAAGACTGCATCTGCAATGTGACATACAATATCGTGTACTTCGATTGGTTGTAGCTGGTCTCCATTCTCTTTTGCATCTAAAATTCCTCTTACTTTTATCAAACACTCTTTAAGTGGTTGAGGGCCTGGAGCCTTTCCTCCTGACGTTACTAATCTTGCTCCTTTTGGTCTAATGTCAGAGAAGTCAAACTGCAGTGTTGATCCGCTATTGAAATAAGTTTTCATAAGCACCTTTACTGCATCAGCCCATCCTTCGATAGAGTCTGCAATTACAAACCTTCGCTTTCTGTTTGGATTTGGCTTATGGATTTCTGGTAGCTTTTCTACGTGGTGTTTTTGTACAGAGTATCCTACTCCGGTTCCTCCTAATAATAGGAACATTGTTTCGCCAAACGCTCTTACGTCGTCAATCGGTAGATATGCACAATTGTAAACTCTGTTAGGAGATATCTCAATTGGCTTACCAGCAAACTGCATAGAACGCATTGAAGGTAAAACTTTTTTGTCATATACAAACTTGTACGCTGCGTCTATGTCTTCTGTGAGGTGTGGATACTTTTTTAAATGCATTGCTTTGTTTCGAGTAACAAGTTCTTCCCACGTCTCACGTCTTTGCAGTTCGGGAAGGTATTTGGCGTATTTTGTGAAGACAGTGATGTCGCTCAAGATCTGATTAGATATTGTCATTGTAAATTGTTTGTTTTATAAATGATTAGTATTAATTTGTAATCGGCCGCTATGGATATAAATAGGTGTTTTGTACATTGAAATCGTCGTTTTAGTCGATTAATTTGTTTAATTCTTCAAATTTATTTGCCAAGGCATTCCTGATTACCGTGTCGTCATTGTTCATAACTTTTTTAGTTTGCTGTCCTAAGATTGTGTTCTCTTCATATATCTCAATACCACAAACTGCCATATTCATCTTGCTTGGGAAAGTCAACCCATCTGGTCCGAACCGATTCTTTATTATGTGCCATCTTCCAGTACCACTAATCTTATCTGCAGTCTTTCTGGATAGCGATACAATAAAATCAGCTACCATTACTTTAGTGTATGATTCAGCAATCTTATCTGCCTCTATTACTTCCATCTCAGCAGCGCTTCTGTTTGCTTGTGATGCAGTCCATATAGGTATTTTATGTAGTCCAGCTAGCCCTCTCAACTCCTCATAGATGCCTCCCAATACTTGATCATGTCGAGCATTCTTATTTGTTCCTGCATCTCTTAGTAGATCAGCATAATCTAAAAACACTATGTCAGGGGTAGCTCCTTGGATTGCACACTTATCGAGGTGAGCTGCTATCGTATTTACAGTAGCGGTCTTTGTTGGATAGTACTTAATAATTAATTTGCCTGGAAGCTTTTGCATTGCTTCTTCAACCTCCTCTCGATGATACTTTAAATCTGAGGTTGGGATACCTGTGTAGTAGCTATCAAACCGTCCACCTACATAAGTGTCAGAAAGTTCTAGCGTATAATAAACTACATTCAATCCTTGCTTGGCGCAGTGAGCTGCTGCATTAACCAATGCCATTGACTTACCAATACCAGCAGGTGCAACAAACACTCCCATCTCTCCTGGACCTAATCCTCCATCGGTTATGTCGTTAATCACTTCCCATGGAGTTGGGACTGTCTTTCTGCTATTTGCATCAAACCTTGCTTCAACGTTTTCAATATACTCATGCCCAATGTCCTTATCTGATCCGGCCTTCATAGCCTCATCTACTGTGCTCTTGATAGCATCATATTTTCCTTGCTGTAGTAGTTGTACAGATTCTAAAATAGCTCCTTTAAGTTTTTGATTCTTACAAAAATCTAAAGTCTTATCTTTTATGTACTCTGAATCCAAAGAGTCAATGTGTTTCATCACATCTTTTAGATTATCAATTACAGTAGTCTTTAGAACGTCTTGTTCGACACTGTCAATCTCAACCTTCATTACTTCTAATGTAGGTGTGGTCTTATATTCGTCAAAATACTTTGCAATCGTCTTTGCAATCCATTGTGATGATTCTGAGGAAAAGTATGTCGGATCAAGGATATCGTGTATCTGTTGTAGAAAAATTCGGTCTTTAATTAGGACCGCTAACAGCTTACTTTGAAAACCAGCTCCGTATAATTGAAAAGTATCTTGTGTTCCCATGTGGATGAATATACGGTTTATTAATGTAACTTACAACAAATTTGTGTATTGATTTAGTTTAGTGGTAACGTCTCGCAACCACATTTCTGGATTACGTATGGCGTTTGTCATTCCATCCTCAATCAATAGTCTATGAAAGGTCATCTTTGCTAAGGTGCGTCCCTCATCGTCCATGTGATCGTGTATGCGGAGTTGAGTTGTTGAGTTAAGTATAGTCTCATCTAATTGCATTATCTTATGATACAGTTTAATGTCTTCTACACTCTCTTCAACTACTTGATACGCTTTGATCTTAGAGTCTTTCACCAACTCTTCATTGTACGAGAAAAACTCTTCAAGAGATGTTGTTGTCTGTTCTGCCATTTTTGGCCATCTCTTTAGGATCGTCTTCAACTTTAGACCGGGAGCTCCTGGAATATTATCCGAGGAGTCCCCTTCTAAAGCACGGTATACCGCAAAGTTCTGAGGAATAACTCCATACTCACTATACACATCATCTTCATAATATAGCTTCTTTTTTGTTGGACTCCAAACGTGTGTTTTGTTGGATACCAATTGTAAGAAGTCTTTATCGGAAGACATGATAAATGAGTGAGAGTCTTTCGGTGTAAGTATGCTATTTGTGATATAAGCAATTATATCATCAGCTTCTGCTCCGTCTAAAGTTATTACGGTGATTGGTAAAGTCTCAAGATAGTCAATCAATCTGATTAATTGTTCTAACTGATTGTCTTCCTTGTCAACAGATTGAGCTCTGTTAAGTCGGATGCTGACCTTACGTGTAGCCTTATATCCTGGATACAGTTTTCTTCTAGTAGCTGATCCATTTTTACCATCGAATACAACTACCACTCGTGTTGGGTTAATTGTTTTGATGGCGTGACCCATACTAGATAAGAAACCTGAGATCCCACCACAATGTTCGCCATTAGCGTTTAGAGTGGGTGTTGCTGAGTAAGCTCGTATGAATGTGTTTAATCCATCTACGATCAATACTCGATCATCTCTATGTTTAGGCTCCTCTGTCTCACGCAACTTTAATTGATTTAGCAATTTAGCATACTTATTTTTCATTCCTCGTCTTGGTTTAGTGGTGTATCAATTCCTTCCATGTTAGATGTGTCAATTGTTAACTCATCTGGATCTATCTCTATCTGTGTTTTATAATGCGATATGCTATTCTGCTCAATGGCATTTTTACAATACGCTCTAACATCTGGTCTTTTGAGTATGTCTCTCCATTCCTTAGATTGGAATTTGACTACCTCTCCAGTGTCTTCCATCACAAGAGTGTACCAAGATCCTCCCACCGTTATAACTTTAAACTTTTTGAGTGTGTCTAACCAACTAGCGTCATCATCTATACCAGAATCAAAGTAGATACTAAACTTCGCTTTCTTGAAAGGAGGTCCGTATCTATTCTTTACAATCGTGGCTTGAGTGTTTACGCCAATTATTTCACCATCACTATCTTTAATCTTACCAACAGCTTGAAGTCTAACTCTACAGCTTGCATGGAATGGCAAAGCCTTTCCTCCACTTGTAGTGTATTTGTCTCCAAACATGGCACCTAACTTTTCTCTCAACTGATTTGTGAACGCTAAGATTACTTTCTCTTTCCCAATAAGGTTAGTTATCTTTCTCAACGCTTTTGACATAATGATAGCCTTGGAGGTAGCCCATCCATCTTTATCATAGTCAGCATCTTGCTCTATCTTCGTAGTAGCAGCTGCTACTGAATCTACAACAATCGTTACGAGTCTGTCTTTACTATTCTTACGAATATCAAGTATCAGGTTCTCTATTGCTTCAAATATGTCTTCAATTGTATCCATTGGTAGATATAGCATGTTCTTTACATCAACACCAATTGCAGTAAGAAACTCTTCACTTAGTGCATTCTCAGTATCAATGTAAACTGCTATACCACCTTTCTTCTGAGTATTAGCTAATAGGTGAGCTGCAATCAGAGATTTACCGGACGCTTCAAGCCCGGTAAATTCTGCGATTCTTCCTACTGGTAATCCTCCATCAGGTCGATTTGATATGGCAAGGTCTAGATCAGTTGATCCGGTTGACACCCAATCCGAAAGATCGGTTTGTGTTTTCTCCTCTCCTAAAAAATGAACAGCTTTGAAGTCCTTAAACTTCTTATTTAGACTTGATGCTAACTCTTGAGCCAGCTCGTCCCTTCCCGCTATTTCATCGGGTGTAACTTTTGCTTTTGCCATAATTATTATGAATTAAATAAATCTCCGAATGCTGTTGAGATATCGTCTGTTGTGTTAGCTGTCTTAGCTCCAGTGATCGGGGCTTTGGTTGTTGTAGTAGCTTGAGCACCTTCACCTGGCTTCAACCACTCCTCCAATGATACCTTCATATCTTCATAAGATAATTCAGTAAACATCTTTGTCAATTCTGGCTGTTGGTTGACAATCATATCTGCGATATTCTTATCCTCTGTAGCTGGTGTAGTGTTAGGCTTAACTCTAACATTGTAAGACGGGTAACCACCCTCTTTGTCTGGTTCGATTCTTTCGATGGTAACATCTCTACCACCACTGAGATCTGTAATATCTCCGTAGTCTGGATCTGTAATTACTCCTAACAATTCAGAGTAGATCTTCTTTCCGAAAGCATAAAACTTAACTCCTTCTGATTCTTGTCCTCTCACAATGACTGGAGCATAGCATCTGAACTTTGGTTCCATCTTTCTTCCCATCTTCCAATCTTCTTTGTCTCCAGTACTTTTAAGTTGCTCTGCAAACTCGAGTACGGGATCAGGTCTTCCAAATGAGCTTGGAGATATCATAGTCTTCTTACCTATGTCGTAGTGAAAGTAAAGTTCTTGAAAAGGGTTTGATTTGTCGAATGCGTATGGTACGATTCTAATTTGGGATTTCCCAGTTGGTGGTTTCCAGAATACATCTGAGTTTCTGTTTCCACCGCTACTTGTTTGAAGCTCTGTAAGCTTCGCTTTGATTGCATCTAAATCTAGTGCCATTTTTTGTTTTGTTTTTGGTTATTAATTTATATTTACTGTCTTATTAAGTATCGGGTATCTTGTTGAGCTGTTTCTTTTTATTTCTGTGTACTTTAATTATGCTCTTGTTGTACCTCTGACTTAATACATTAGACTAACTATACTGCTTTTCTACCGTATTTGCAACTTTTATTTTATTTCATTGAAGATGTTTTATTTCTACGCTTCTAAAAGATCCATCTCGATTAGTAAGCAGTATGCGATTAGCAAATTGAGTCCAGTCAACACGATACGTTTTATCAAGCACACCATTGTTTTGTTCACGAATTAGTGCATTGAGTGCGTTGATGCTGTATAAGGTTTCTGACTCTTTTTTTCTGTTTATTGTGATTGTATCTGACATTCGGCTCTGTGTGTTGGTTGTATTATATATACACACTACAGAAGACTCATCCGTGTATTGGTAGCATCTCATATTAGAAACATGTTCAACTTGGTATGTTTTATGGATTCTAGTAATACATGACGGGAGGTCCGACACTGTCGTAAAGGTGCAAAGTAACTGTGATCTCATCTATCTTATCCTGATGTTTCGTCTGGCTTCTCAGATGCAGCTTTACCTTGTGCTTGCTTCAATACAGCGATCTGATCTTGTAGAGCTTTTATCTGCTCCTCCTTGGTTTTAATTCTTTGGTCAAGTTCCTTCTTCTCCGCGTCAATCTCTCCTTGAGTTTTTTCCGACAAGATTGTTTTCGAAAACTTGATATTGTTTTGCTTGAGATAACTCTCCAACTTACGTCGGACTTTCTCTTTCAATACTATTCTCTTGTGATCTCTCATGCTTATAAATAGGACTAAGTTGTACAAAAATCCAAATTTGCGTAATCTTTTCCACTCTTAACTTTGATTGGAAACTTATACAAATCGATTGATGCTGGTATGATTTCTTTGATTAGTAGGTCTTTGTGTTCTTTGTGTACATCAAACAATACACTATCATATGTGTACAGTACTGGCTCGCTCTTGATTCCAGATTGTGCAAAATGTTCACTCATTGCAATTAACATCTCTACGTTATACTCAGTCTCCATCATCTGAATGTAGTAGTTGAAAAAGGTATAAGGAGTTACATCTTTGTAGTTTTGCCATTCAAGTCGTCTGTAAGATATTGGACTCTCAACATATGCATCTAACTCTTTCCGCTCCCACAAATCCTTTACGAAGGCATCTGTCTTTGCAAAGAATGGTATATGTAAATAATCCTTTCGTATTCCTCCATACAATTGTCTGAATGTGTCCTCTTTAGCTTTGGATATTTGATCTTGTGTTGGTGTATCTGTATTGTGATAGTGCTTAGCTAAATGCTCGTAAACATTATCTTTACCAAAATCGTAATCAATTAGTGTTGCTATAATCCTAGGATGGTATGAATTAAAGTCTAACTCTACTAAACATCCATCATCACCATACCTACTAACAAAACATTCACGAGTTTCATCTTTAGGTAATGCTGCATAGTTCACTCCTCCAAAGCGATTACTTGGTCTTCCCGTCGTTGTGTAATAGTTGTATTGTGTGTAGCATTTGTCACCAACTCGGCTAAATGTTTTTCCAAATCGTTCTTTATACTTCTCTTTATCTACACGTAATCCACTCGACTCAATCCAATTAAATACTCCTCGAAGTTTGTTTGCATAAAAATCATAACCACTAGGAACATTAATGTCTGTGAATTGATTACATATACGATCCACTCGCTCTTGTAGTTTGAGTAATGATATAAGTGAGTTTGTTTTCTTACATCCCGACATGCTACGATTATATCGTGTAACCATCACACCTGATTCTTTTTCTAGCTTTTGTCTAGTTTTAAGATAGTGAATCATATCTAGATCCATAAGTGTCGGTTCTGATACTAATTCAATCATATGATTTTTAAAAAGATGAATATCTGTACAGAATAGTAGATTAGAAAACTCACTTAATAGAGATAGTGACATATTGTAAATAGCCTCTGGATGATCTACTCCTACAATATAGGATGGACCTAAGTGGCCTTCTTTAATTGCTAACGCAATAATCTTATTCTGTGTAGAATGTACTCGATCGTCTTCTGGAATTGGTACGATGAATAATACCTTATCTTTCAACTCTAGTAACTGTTGCTCGTTGTCTATAACCATAATGTAACTATACGCTTTTTTATCGTTTACTCAAAGGTTTAGGAGTTATAATTTTGCCTGTTTTTTGATCAAAGGTTATTTTACGTGTTGCTTTTTTTCCAGCTGTAAGCATGCTTCTTGTCATTAAAGCTTCTGGATTACCAAATTCTGTTTGGTCGGTTGGGACTGCAAACTGAGTATAGTTGGTAATGAGAGATGCGATGTCCGGAACAATGAAGGATGCTTGGCGGATTCGATCTTTATTTGTCATCTCAATATATTCAATAGTTCCGGTAAGTTGCCACATAACATCAACTACATCATATATACTATCATCAATTCCAAAATCACTTCCAAAGCGATTTCTCTGATCACTAGTTATTTCGATAGCAAAATTACCTAATCCGCGTCTTTGTACAAAAAACCTTGTATCAAAACCTAAATCATAAACACCTTCAGAAGGTCTAGTTTGGTATGTGTAGGGAGTGGGTTCGGTGTGATCTTTTATTGGTGTGACAAATTTATGCAATCTATCATATGTAAAATTGTTAGTATTACTATAGAACGGTAGTAGTTGAAGACTCATATCTACACCCTGAGAGTTGGGTGTGGGACCTGTGTAAGTCTTGCCATCTCGTATATGATATTCACCTATATATTCTTCTCCATTTGTGGTTGTAAATTCACCGCCCTTAGTATACTTGTGTATTTGGCTATTTTTTAATAACTGTTCTGGAGTTGGTCTTTTGAACCTTTTTGTTTTCTTGCTATTCTTTTTACTTCCCGATGTTCCCATATGTATATGTATTAGAAGGCAAAGCCTTGTCCTTCTTTGTCACCAAAAGGATTAGCTCTACACACAGTTGATACTTTGGTTACCCAATCGTTTGCGGAGACTTCCTGCTCCACCTTGGTTATTTGCCATCTAAACTCTTTACGAACACCATCAGGTATTCTTGTTGAAGATACCATTTGTCCAAATTCAAAACCCCCAATACCATCTACTTCAAAGTTGAAATCAAAGGGTAGTGGTGTTCCAGCGCACTTTCCCGGATCTGGTTTATTCACTCTCTCGTCTATGAAGGTTTGTAGAGCACCTACTGTTTGATCATTAATTTCAGACTCCATATCTTCAAATATATCTTCAAGTGTTGGTTCTTCGACTGCATTGTCTGCGTCGTCACAATCTCCACACTCTGTATATAGGGTTTTAGGTTTAGGTTTGGCTTTATCTATAACGTTGTTTGCAAGGAAGAATGCGCCTCCGGCAACATCGGAACATCCTGAATCGTCAGCTCCACCTCTTGCGCTTTGGTTATTGCCAGAGTAGAGTGCATTAGTTTTCATAGCTCCTGTCATTTTTAGTTTTAATCCAAAACTTTTGAGAGTTGAGTCTCCTACTTCGCTTGGAATATCAAACGGTTGCAATGCCGCCATTTTTTGTCTTTCGTCTAGTATTTGTAATATTGGACCAGTAGCGCTGTTGCACGTTTCTTGAGATGCTATAGTTACAAATTGCCAAGGAGTTCCGCATGCTCTGTTAATTTCATTCAAAACATTATCGAGTAGTGTTTTCAATTTACCATCCCCGTCATAAACTTGTTTGTAGTTTTTCAACAGCATTATCACATTGCACATAATTAAGTTGAGACGTACCTTGTTACCATCTGCGGAGTCGTATTCAATACAGTTTGGCATTTTGCTTCCTCCTTCGTGATCAAAGTCTAAGTCATCATATACATCAAGATCACCCCCACCTATTATACAAACGCGTGGATCTGCTGACATACACCATAGAGGTTTTGGTAGGAGTATATCGCTAGTATCAATGCTTCCTAGTGGAAACTTACTTCCATCGTGGGGAATGGACATGTGGTTTAATATGTCTATAAACGCTCCAAAACTTATCCAAGTCTCTGTAGTATCTTCTCCACCAAAAAGTAAACCATCATACCAGCTTCCATCTTTCTCTCCACCAACTTCTGTTCGTTCTACACAGCTAAACTCATTCACTGAAGCATAATGAAACCGTCTTCCGGTTATGGGATTTGGGCATTTGCGAAACACTCTTGCTGCTGCGTCTACTCCATCCTCGTACATATCTGCAAGAGCCGCGTATATAGGACCAAATGACTTCACTTTTTCTCCACCATCCGTTTCAACTTCTCTTGGGCATCCACAATCTGAATTGCTAACCTTACTATCTGTGAAAGGATCAGCTGGTGAGATTATTTCTATATCGCAGTCCCACACGTTATCAGCGTTTAAGCTGTAACCAAAGTTTCCTACAATGCCTTGAAATCCATCATAACTCGCATAATCTTTTCTGCGCTTATTAATCTCACACTGGACATGTGTAAGGTTGTCGCTTGGGTTTATAAACCTAGGAGGTGAAGGATTACCACTACAATCAACATTCCATCCCCACTGCACTCTTACATTTAGTCCTGGAACAAAAAAGCACTTTTGCAATTCTAGTAACTCCTCATCTGTGTAGCAGCTTAGCTTTAGTGTAGCTTTGCGAGTTGTGCCAAGCGATCCCATTGCCTTTACACTCAATCCTGTTACTGTCGGGAAAGGTAGTTGTGTTTCTGAGTTGTAAGCTGAGACGGATCCATTGCCTCCTAATAAGCTGAGCGGTTTACCTGATATATCAGGGTCGTTTCCTAACTCATTATATTTTTCTGAACAACTCCCTCCAGCACAACTTAATACGTGAATCCATGGAAAGCGTTGTGCTGTCCATTTCATTAATTTTGTTTCATTACTTCGAGCACTAAACTCGGTCTTCACAGAACTTGGTACTTGTCTGGAGCGGAAAGGATTTGCCATAACTTATATTGCTTGTTCGTTTATATCATCGTAGTCTCGTAAGATCTTGTCTAGTTGGTTGGGAATCCTCAATTGAAGTCCTGGAGGTATATTTTGTGTTTTTTTGGACACCTTCTCATTTGCTTCGCCTATAATCCAGTAATAGTTGACGCTGCCATAATACTTTTCAGCTAATGCGTATAAGGTATCTCCAACCACTGTGATCACATATAGATCGCTATCGTGGCGCTTTATTGGAGGATAGATTGTAGAGCGTACAACTCTTGTGTTATACGAATCTCTTTTTTCTGGTATGTTTGTATATCTGCTATATGCCATTGTTAATATCTTGATCCAAAGTAATCACCTGATTTGCTGCCTAATAATTTATCGTTACGATCTGCTAATACTGCTGCATCAAAGCTGACTTTTAATAGATGTGGTAAGCCTGCATCAATATCGGTAGTTGCTTCTGCTGGATCGTACTCCCATTTAAGACTAGAGAATGCACAGTATGAGTTTATTAAGTTTCCTATTTTCAACTTACACAACGGTCCTTTTACGTATCTACCTGACATGTTTCCAATCACAGTAGCATCAGCTAGTTTGTTTATCATTGCCATATTTCTCTTCAAATCATTTCGACTAAACGATGGCACTAATATTCCAAATGAAACGGCTCTTGTTACACCCTTGAATTGTTTTAATGTGTCTTGTCTTCCAACATAAGTTACATCATTCCAACTAGCTCCAAATCCATCTGAGAAACTCGTTAGATAGCATGGTACTTTTATTGGTGATCCTCCTTCTGGTGTGAATATGATCGGTAAGGCGTTTGTGTAGTGAGATATGGGTAAGTTAGATTCGCTCGTTGTGAATGCTGTAATTCCGAACTGCTTTAAGTTACCTTCATCGCCTGGGTTTACATCGTACTTCTGAGGACTGAATTGTTGTAGTGTTATGTTTGTGTCACCGGTTATTTTAGGAAAAGGTATTGGTTCTTGTCCTGCTTCAGCATCAATACGCTCTCCTGGCGCAGGCTTGTTGATGAGTGCTTTATTGTTACCCTCCGCAATGTTGTCTATTGTTTTTGGAGCAGATGGGTTATTAAGTGTCTCAGTAACGCCTTGCTTTGTTTCTGGATTCTCTTGCGATTGTAGCTTATCTCCATCATGACGTGTTACTTCAATAATTCCTGATCCGTGTTTTATCTTAGGAGATGCAAATGCTAATAATCTGTCTGTTTCGTAAGCCACAATATCGAGTGATGGTATTGTGCTATTTTCTAAACTAAGAGTTTCCAATTCGGAAGGCTCTATTACACTACCAAGTATAATACCGTTTGACTCTAACATACCTTGTAACACTGCTATTTGAATATCGCTATTCGGAGTTTCTAAGGATAATGTCTCACCTTGATTAGTTACGTAGTTCCATATCGGTAAGTCTACTTCTCCTTGGTTGACAATTACAACTGGCGTTTCTGTTTGTGTCAGTGATAGGAATTGTTCATTTGTGAAAAAGGTTCCTTGTAGTTGTAGAATCTTATCGTTACTCTCACGCTCCTCTTTTTGGATCAAAGACTCAAAGCTACCGTTCTTAAATATTGTACCTTGTTCAATTAAGATTGTACCGTCTCCTGTCGGTGTAGTTAATTGGATGTTAGGATTTTGTATTGCCAATATGTTACTCACAGAAATTGGAAGGTCTGTTGTTGTTGGGTTCTGTGTCGAATCTATTGGCGATGTTAGAAACTTTGATATATCAATGTATCCAGTGTATAGGTCTGAAAGAAAATATGATGGTAATGCGGTTGTGTTTGGAGGGTTTCCGACTTCGCTTATTGGCTGTCTCAGTCTATTAGCTAAACTTAATGTTGAAGCAAACCTCGTTCTAGCTTCGGGCAAATTTGACGGTGGACCTTCGATTAGGCTTTTAAGAATAGCACCTTCTCTTGGTAGAGTCTTTTGCGATAGAGGAAGGATTATTCCTTTATTTTCTTTGTCTTGCGTTTTTGGTATTGTATTGATTGCAGGAGATCCTTCTATCTTATTACTTGGTACAACAGTCTTAGGATCTTTATCGTAGATTGATCCTTTTAGCTTATCTACTAAGCTAATCGTTTTGAAGGGCTTTATTTGTTTTTGTTCTTCCATGCTACGATACTCCTGATGTTGATACTGCTAACCCTATAACGTCCCCTACTTTTTGACCATCCATGTTTATTACGCCTGGAGTTTGGAATGCTGCTCTTAATTGTCTTATCTCTTCAATTAAAACATCCATCTTAGAGTCTTCTGGTTTTGCTTCTACAGAAGAGCCTCCTCCGTTCAAGTCGTAGTTGATTGAATCTCCTAATAATGTTAAGATTGGTGCCACAAATGCTAATGCAATTAATCCCATAATGGTTGGTAATGTTAACAATCCTGCTGTTGCAAATGCTGCAATTCCAGCCGACATGGCAAAAAGAGATTCAGCAATCATTGCAAATGAGTCAGCCATAGAGCCTAATTGTAATAGCAATGATACTCCAGGAATGGCTGCTGTTACGGCTGCTGCAAATGCACCCATTGAGATTGCCATAAATCCTAAGGCTGCTGCACCAATAAATATTCCAGGCGCTGCAATAAGGGATGATATACCTAATCCCATTATGAATCCTGATGCTATTGCTAATACGCCTACTGATTTTCCTAAAGCTCCTACTCCATCTGCCATTTGTGGTAATGCTTCTGATATTGCTGTCAAACCTGCTGCTGCAAAGTTCACTCCAATACCTAGCATAAGCATACCTGCTCCTAATGCTATTAGGGCTGGTGCTCCAAAGAAGGATGCTATTGCTAATACCATTAATGCTGCTCCAAATACAAGCATGCCAGCAGCTGCTCCAATCAAAGAGAAGCCTATTCCTGGATTCTCTATAAATGTACCTAGGAATTCTTGTAGTGCTGTTGTGCCACCTTCTGCTGCTGCAAACATCATCATGGATCCAGCTATGAGAATTAAAGCACCACCCAACATTCCCAATGCTATAGCTCCTAATCCAATTGGTATGATTAGAAATCCTAGGCCTGCTGCTGCTAGTGCTAATAAAGGTAACGCTATACTAAATGCTATTATACTTCCAACATCTACTCCTTTTAGTAGGCTAAATCCTAAGGCTGCTGGTATCAAGGCTGCACCCAACACTACCATTGCTAATGCTCCTTTGATTACAGCGGTTGGACTCACTTTGCCTAATGATTTAGACATTAAGAACATAGATCCAGCAAACAATACTAATGCTAATCCAACGTCGACCATGTCTTTTGCACTACCTACTGATGTCACACCTGCTGCAATTGCTGCAAGTCCTATTCCGAGCATGGCTCCTGCTATTATTAATACTCCAACACCCTTTAATGTCTTTCCTGGCTGCTTTCCAAACTCCGCAAGTCCCATTCTAAGATTTTTCATTGCCGTCCTAAATCCTGCAAGTGGTTTTTGTTTGGCTGCTGTCTTGTTCATGTCGCCAGCTTTATCCGTACTCTTCTCAGCACCCTTCAATGCTTTGTCTGCCTCTTTGTTATCCTTGAAGCGCATATCTTTAGTACCATCCTTTTTCAGTTTTGGGGCTGCACTTGTAGCAGCTTCTTTGCCTTTTTTAGTCAAACTCTGAGCTCCAGCAATTCTATTTTGTGCTTGTTCGGATAACTTTTTCCCCATGAGAAATTCATAGATCAAAGCAGCTTTGTTAGCTGCAAATTGTCTTGTCTTTTCTATACCAATTTTAATAGTGTCTTTAAGTTGTTTGAAACTTTGGACGCCAATCGTCTTACCAAACGCAGCGATGTCCTTTGCACCCTGTGAAAGGGTACTAAATCCTTTTACTAAGGAGAAGGTTGTGACAGCTACTCCTTTCATTTTATCAAATAAACCTCCTGCATTAGCCATCAGTTCATCCATAGTAACCTCACCGTTTGCTAGTGCTGCTTGCTGATCTTCGGTTAAGTCGTTTAGCTTGTCTTGGTTTTTAACCATCTTAGATAGATCTTGTACAGATACTCCCATAGAGTCAGCTAACGCTTTACGTTGTACAACATTCATCTTATTGAATTCTGCCTCACCACCTACATTGGCTAACATCTCTTTTGTAGCTCCAACTAAATCACCATTCAAAGCTGCTTGTCGAGCTTTGTCAAGATTAATTTCTCTACCCAATAACACAGAAGCTTCCATTTGCTTCTCAATAGAATTTTCAAAGTCTAATAATCCTTCAGCTGCTGCAGCCATTACACCCATCTCAACACCTACCTTCTTGGCAGCTACAGCCATTACAGCCATATTCTTACCACCATCCTTACCAAACTTAGCGACATTTTCACCATTCTTGGCCATGTCTTTCATCACCTCGCCTGGAGCTACACCAGCAGCTTTAGCCATGCTTCCTGCAAACTTCAAATTGTTGTTAGCAGTCTCTAATGAGGCGCCTGGCATCATTGCCATTTGAGCTGTTAACTTTCCAGCCTCCTCATTACTAATTCCATATGTCTTAGCTAGTGATGCTGCTTCTAATCTTGCCTCTCGAGTTACTCCTTCTAGGTTACCCATCTCTGCACGCATACCACTCATGACCTCCATTGAGTCCTTGGCACTTGCTCCAGTTAGTGAGAATGAATCGCTTATTGCTACTCCAGTTTCATGGAATGCTTGTGACACAGTCATTCCTTCCTTACGAGCATGATCGAACAGACCCGTCATATTCTTCATACCCTTGTTAACTTGGTTTAAGAATATACCAGCTGCTACTCTTCCATCTGTAAATATGTCTTTGAATACTCCTTGGTATCCAGTAATCTCTTTGAGTTTATCTTTTAATGCTTCTGTGTGCTTTTCGTTTTCCGCTGCTAAGTCAGCAGCTGCTTCTTGCTCTTTTAATTGGTCTTCATACTCTTGCGTGAGTTGTTTGGCAACTGCATACTCTTGATTAATTTTCTGAATTATCTCTTCCGATGCTCCTGCTGCTTTAGCTTTTTGTACCGCTTGCAATTGGTTCAATCGTAGGGTAACCATTTCTGTAGATTGGCCTGTCTTTAAAGCTAAGTTTTGAATTTTTTGTTCTTGCACTCTTTCAGCAGCACTTGCTTTGAGGTCTTTGTTGAGATCTCTAATACTTCCTAAAATATCACCACCCTTCTGTTGTTCACGATTAGCTTGCTTGACTTCACTAGTTAATGCTTTAGCATAGTCAGTGCTCTTAGCGAATGATTTTTCAAGCTGCTTGCTAACTGTAGCAAGAGTTTGTGCAGCCTGCTGTAGATTCGCAGCTGCGTCTTTTGATATGTCGTCTTTTTTATCAGCCACAGACTATTAGCTTAGCTTATGTTTTTTTAATAAGTTATTGATACGAGAGTTGCCCATATTATATCTCAACACCTTAGCAAAGCCTTTTGGATCTTTAGCTAACCATCCTTTAGCTGTACGCTCCCAGTTTGCATCTGACATCTTAAACTTTTTAGCGAGACCTTTGAAGTCTCTGTGTTTAAGTAAGAAGTCATACTGGTAATCAGCTTTTCGGTTGGTAGCCCACTTCATACCGCCTGCAATCTTATCAACGACCCATCCAGTCAATCCAGCTTCATCTAAATGCTTTGGTGCTTCTTTAAGATATTCTCGAATGTTTTCGCGTAGTTCTTTCTCTCTTGAGTCCATATGTTATGCTTTCTTATAAATAGTTTGGAATAATAAAAAAAGCCACCCTTATTAGGATGGCTTCACACTATCTTCGTGCTTGGCTCTGAATTTTATCGTATTGAGCCTTCTCTGCTTCATTTTCTTTTTCTCTAATATCGGCAAGCTTACGGTAGTAGTATGCTCGTATGTGTACCGGTAGTTGATAGAGTTCTGTCCATGACCATCCCATTTTTCCATAATACATGAGTTCAAACAGTTGGTCGTATAGGCGGGCCTTATAGCTAGACCCCAGGCCAAAAAAACCCGACGTCAATCGGAAGTTGCATGTTAGACGCCTCATGACCACAATGTGGACATTCAAAATATATTGTAGTATCGATATCTGGTGTTACTTCTTTCAAGTGCTTACGTAGAGCTAGCGAATCTCTTGATAACATGTTGTCAACGTAGCTGTTAATAAATCCTCGATCTTCGTTACCATCGACTGCAGCAATTACTTGCTTCATTCTTGTCGTTAAATCTCTATCAACTCCAGAAGCTTTTGATCTCTTCTTGTTTGCTTTTGCTGCTTGTTCAATTGCTTTTTCGTCTCCATGAGTTAGCATCTTTAATGTCAACTCGCTTTTAGCTGCTGGAAGTGAAAACTTGTGTGTTGCTTCTCCTTCTTTGAATATGCTCCAATCGATTGCTTTTTCTTCAAATTGCTGAAGATCAATAACATGCTTACTCTTCTCACCACAATCCGGACAAGTGATCTCTACTTCGTAATCTTCTCCGTATGCTAGAATTCTAGCTGCAATAAAGATCGCATTCTTATCAACTGTCAATATATCGTTGTAATTGATCTTTGTTACAATAAGAGATTGTAGTAGCTTATCTATCACTACTCCTTGCTTAATTAAGTTCTGAGACGCTAAGATGTCTTCTTCTTTAGCGGTCATATACTTCATTTCAATTTTTCCAGATCTTAGTGGATGTCCTTCTGGATAAAACTTACCCTTACTTGGTAATGCGATTATTTCAGTAGGTACGTTTACGGATTCACCCTTAGTAAGTGCTACGTCGTTAGAAGCGGAATTGACATGATCTGCCATCACCATCTGCTTTAATTGTTCGTCGCTTAAGGGATTTTTTTGATTATTTGGATAATCGTCGTTTACAACTTTGCTCATTTTATTTTTATTTAGTAACTCAATGTCTTATGACTATAAATAGTCGTGAATAAAAAAAAGCCAACTTTTTATAGTTGGCCTCTTTTATTGGTGTTGGGTAAGGGTCGGGTAATTAATACTCTAATACGCAGTAGTCTACTCCTAATGTAAGTGCAATTTCAACTGGTGTTTCTGTAGACCAATCCATGTCTCCAAATTGTGCTGTCTTAATGTAAGCACCTTTTACACTCCAGTTCTCAATCTTATCACCTACTGGTCCTAATACGAAGATATCAAAATCTTTCTTGTAGAAATCTGCATATCCATCTCGTCCAGTTACTGATTCGTGTGATGTACGAACCCACTCCATTACAGCTTGTGCTCCGGATGGTACGATTGCATCATACATGGTAATTGTAATGTCGCCCCACTTACACTTACCTTTCATCTTTCTGATGATGTTAATATGATCTAGTACAACCTCTCCGCACTCTAATTGAGGTCGAGATACTTTTTTACATAAGTAAGATGGTAACCCATCAACTTCGAGGATGAATCTGTTTTGCACCTTGGGCTCATAGTTGGTGTAAAACATTTTATCATTTTCTATTAAATTTGCCATAATTGTTCTTTATTATAAATAGTCGTTGTACTAATTTTATGCGTTATCAAATGTTGCTCCAGTTGGTAAAATGTTGAAGTCAAGTACGATAAATTCTGCAGCTTTTGCTGGTTGAATAAATATCTGACCGTACATTTGGTTTCTGTCGATTACGTCAGGAGTGTTGTTAGTTTCGTCCATTACAACTCTGTAAGCAAATAATCCTTGTCTTGACTTTACAGTCTCTAAGTATGGATTAACAATGTTTAAGAATCTCTGACGAGTTTGTGTTGTGTTGTTTTCGAACACTAAATATCTTGATGAGCTTGCAATAAACTTCTTCAATGTTATTAACAGTCTTCGGACATTTACTCTATCAAGTGCACTTGGTGTGGCTTGTAGTGTCTTCTGACCCCATACACATACTCCTTGGTTAGGGAATGTTGCGATTGGGTTGATTCTGTTTTCATAAAGATCATCTCTATCTGATTGTTGTAGTTTCTTTTCAATATCAATTGCTTCACTAATTCCACCTCTATTCAATCCAGCTGGTGCGAACCATTCGTATGCTACATTGTCTGAGTTAGCAAACACTCTTGGAAGTACTACTGATGGTGGAACCCATACTGGCTTATTCTTGTCAGTGTCTAGGATCTTAACCCATGGCCAATAAACTCCTGCGTAGTTGGTGTCAATTGATCCGTTAGCTACTGCTGATACTGCAGCTCCTATTGTGTTTCCTTGTACTACACAATCAAGTAGTGCAAAACAATCTCCTCTATCTTCAGCTACTTCAATCATCTTATTGGTGATTGCTGAGTGATCAGCTATCGTAGCTCCAGGTGCAACAACTAGATTCACATCTAATTCGTCTGGATTGTTTACTGTGTTTAATGCTTTGATATATGCTTTGGCTCCTGCAGAGTTAGCAGTTGTACAATCCATTCCAAACAAGTTTCCTGGAGTAATGTTAGCTCCCGTCTTCTTAGTTATAGCTGGATCATCTCCATCAAACCCTCCTTGTAATCCTACTGTGAATTTCAAGAAGTTTGATATATCAACTCCTGCGAATGTTGATCCTGATATACTTGCTCCTGCAGTTATAGATGAGTTAGCATCTACTGCTGATGCACTTGGATGTATAAAAGAGTCGTCAAGGTTAAAGTCGTTATTTGCTAAAGCTGTTGCTCCGTTTGGTAATGGCTTAAGCAATTGGCTTGCGTCGTTTGTAGTTGCAAAATCGTGTCCGTAGTATTTCTTTTTGTTAAATGCTCCGTTAATCTCTGTGGTCTCTATAATAAAAGAAGCAGTTGGTACTGATACTGCAGCTCCTGCGTAGGCACCTGCTAATGGTTGTACGTAAGCATCAAATCCAAATGGTTTAACATTTGCTGAGATAGCTTTGTTTGTTACATCGTCAACACACTCAACATATACATACTGAGATACGTTATCATAATCTCCATTATCTGTTACAATTCCAGCATCTGATACGGATTTGAACTTATCTCCAATTCTTCGAGCAATGTAATTAGAAGAGTCTGGGTCTAAGTTTAGGTTAGAGAAAGATTCTAATACTACTGGTCGTTTATCTGTATCTTCGTAATCTCTTACTAGGATTGTAAACGAACCATAATCGCTTGCTGGATTCCCTCCTGGCAATACGTTGTTGATTATACTAACTTTAATTGAAGTGTTTGTGTCTGTTCCGTCAGCTATTGTTTTCACTTTAAAAAGATCTAACTTAGCTCCACCAATTGTTTGTGATACAATATATGGAGTAGCTGCTGGTGCAGGATTACCTGCATCTGAGCTTGAGAAGTTTGCCAAAGCATCTACTGAACCAGTTTCAAAATAAATAAATGAACCAGTACCTATGTCAGACTTCATGAAGTTGTCATAGTAAGTGTACACATATCCTTTCTTAGCTCCTTGTGGAGATGTTCCTAATACGTTTTTGAAGTTACTTACGTTAGCTGGATCTGCTGATGCAGTTAATGTTTGAGCAGATACTCCAGTTCCTTCTAGTGTGAAGTTAATAGAGCTTGTAGCGCTTTGTCCGTTTGGAATTACTGATCCAGTAAATCCATTACCGGTAGATGCTCCGTCTGCAGTGTTTTTTGTTGGGAATATAGCTCCAACTAAAAACTTATCAGCTCCTGATCCAGAAGCGATGATGTGAACAACTTTTGCATCGTATCCTCCTTCTTGTAATACTCTTACAATAGTTACGGTAGATGCTGCGTTCAAGTAGCTCTTAACAGCGTAAGGGACATAAGTCTCTTCACTTAGTCCTCCAAACTTAGCAATAAATTCGTCAAAATTTTCTACAATTGTAGGAACAAAGGCTGGGCCTTTTTTGGTAGGTCCTACGATAGCTGCTCCAATGGCAGCGATACCTGCTGGTAAAAAGGAAAGATCCTTTTCGTTAGTAAATACTCCGGGGCTAACAATTTTCTCGGCCATAGTGATATTATATTATATATTTCTTTGTTTTTAATAAATATGTCAACTATAACCCGAAACCTAGTTTTGAGATGTTAATTTGGTGTAAATTCTCCAGTGTTCATGTCCAAAGAACCTACTCCGTATTTTTCATTCAAACCATCAGCCAACTTCTTTTCTCTCTCGTTAATCTCTACAATACTAGTGTTGAGCGATTCTTCTTGTTCGTTTAATTTTTCTAAATATTCTTGGCTCGATTTTTGAGCTAATTTTAGTTGAACAAGTTGAACACCCATCTGTGTATACTCTTCTTGAATCGTTTTGATGTTTTGCATCTCTTCTTCTGTAATCTTCATAACTTATATTTCTTTACATATAAATATGCAGTTTTTTTTGTTAAGCAGTATATGTTATTATAAAATTGTAGGTAGATACTGAAAAGCTCAGTGTTGATCCATTACCAGTGCCACTAAATGCTGCTGCAGAAACTTGTGGAACGCCCCTATTTCCGCCGTTGATTGCAATATCAAATGTATTCGCAGTGCTTGAGTTTGGAGTAACTGTAATTGTATTTATTCGGTATTTAGGAATACCACCACTTGGTTGTTCCAAGCTGTTTACTCCTGATGTTGTGACAAGTACTAAGACTCCGGTATGTGTTGCGCTCGCTTCGCTTAGTACGTATTCTCCACTACTAAATATGTGTCCACCTGCTGTTGGTTTATCTCTTGGACCTAGCTTTTCTACAACACTTTTTTCTTTTGGACCTAGCTTTGCTATATCACCAATCTCAACAACCATTACTTTTGTTATATCTGCCATGGCTTACAATTCTAACCAGATACTGTCTGGGTTAAATGATATTACATATTTTTCTGTTTGTCCGTTTACTAAATTCAAATAATGTCCTAGGATTCTGACTATGTTGTTTTCACTTGATGGTGCAGTTTGGGACATGGTACCGGAGGTAGTGGCTAAATATATTGGTTGACCAACACCGGAAGAAACTGATGTAAGCATATCGATATTAGTACCTACCACTCCTCTTATGAGTATATCAACTCCACCACTTGAGCTAGCGGTATTGAGTGCTATTCCTAGCATACCATCTCCAGTTGAAACTTGTGATGCATTAGCCTGAAACCATTGACCATTTGTTCTTAAATAACAAATATTTCCAATAGTTAAGCTAGTTCCTGCAGTTTGAGATGCTAATACATCTCCGGTGAAACCATATTCTAGAACTCTTGCAGGCCTAGGAGCTGAGGTTGTACCGACATGTAAATTATCTTCGGATGCATTTGGTAAACCTTGAGCGCCGCCTCCTTCTACCGCAAGTATTGTGCTTTCTGTAACAGCTCCATTTCTTAATATAAGTCTATCATTTGCCATAAGTCTATTTTACTTTTAAATTAGATGGATCCAGTTGGTGTCCAAAACTCACTACTCAACTCTATTAAACAATCTGCATGACTACCACTCCATGTTAAAGACACGCTTTCATCTGCAATAAAGGTCGGTTCATTGACTGTGTACCATTTCATTATGAATTGGGATCCATCGACCGATTTTCTAACTGTTTCGGAAGAAGTTTCCATTACTTGTGTAAAATCTACACTTCCAGTATCGGATGTGTTTGCAAATGCATATGTTCTGTTTGTGTAATCCATTTTATATAAATATGTTGTTATAAGTTAAATCTACCCTTTAATGCGTCGTAGTTATGTAGTACTTCTGTGGCTGATAAGGCGCGATTATATGAACATATATGATATAAATAAATACTAGACGGTGTTGCAGATCCTATATTAAATGATCGTATTCCAATTGTGGGTTTAGCTGTAGTGTTAAATGCTTGTGATGTAGAAGAGCTTCCGTCGGGCACACCATTCAAATAAAGTTTAGCAGTTTGTCCATCATAAGTTAGTGTTGTATGATAAACTTGATCAATAGATATTGTAGTACCTCCTGTAACATTTCCTGAATCTAAAGCTGCATATAATACGTCACCACTAGGAGATGACATTAAAAAACTAACACCATCGCCGCTGCTATCTCTAGCATCTAGTATTATAGAAGAACCAGCAACGCTGTAAAATTCTACGAAAGCACAATGTGTAAATGATGTATAATTTTGTGAAAAAAAGTTACTATCTAATATAATATAACTATCTGTAGCATCCCATTTGAATCCTCCACTATGTCTATCAGGAAAATATTCTATTCCATTTTCTAAACTTCCGGAATTTGATGTATCAATAGTATTAAAAGCATTAGTACCACTTTTAGGATATGATGCCCTATTAGCAGCATCCATATTGAATACCAATCCATCAGTTATTATACCCGTCGTTATGCTACCTACTCTTCCACTCATAATCCGAACCTTGATTTTAATGCATTGTAGTTGTGTAGTACTTCTGTTGAGGATAAGGCGCGATTGTATATTTGAACTGTGTTAATGATACCATCAAAATAACCTTGTGTATATTGCCCAAGTTTTCCTATTAGAATAGCATTAGTTGTTGCTATAGCACCTAAAGTTGCAGTACCAGTATTTTTTAGTATTCCATCTACGTAGGTGTAATATGTATTATTTGCATCTCGTTGATAATAAAAATTGTGATATTCATTATCATCATAAGTATCACCAGATCCTACACTGATAGTAGTATTAGATGAATTTCTACTGGTTCCTTGACACGTACCATCACTTTTCAAATATAAGTTAAATGGTATTGGAGTAAAATTATAGTTAGAAACTAATAATGTATTTTCACTCTGTGTTCCTGCTTTAAACCAACATCCACAACTAAATTCTGTAGTCGTAGAGGATAAGCTATATACTAAATTTGTGGTTATCACATCATCAGACCCGTCAAAATCAAATCCTCCTTGTCCAGCACTAACAAATGTTGCTCCAGAAATAGTTCCAGTTTTATTACCAACTGTATCTGTAGCAGTAGTACCAGTTCTAGGATAGCTTGCTCTATTTGCAGCATCCATATTGAATACCAATCCATCAGTTATTATAGGAGTTGTTATGCTGCCAAACTTCATTATTCAAATCTCCCTTTAAGTGCATTGTAGTTGTGTAATATTTCGCTTTCTTCTAATCCTCTATTATATACTCTTACGTTTGCAATTTGGCCATTCCATACATGCTCTGGAGAAGAAGGATCACTATCTGCTCCTATTGCTATTACTTCGTTATCAGCATCATCAAGTGATGAAAATCCAGAGGTAGTTGCAACATTTACACCATCTAAAAAAAGTCCAACTCTACCGCCAGATACATTTGCTATTACATGATGCCAATTGCTGTCTTCTGAGTAAGCTGAATATGTAGCAGTTACCCATCCTCCATCATATGCTTGAAATTTCAGATCTGATGAGTTGGTCCATAATATCCATGCACCTGCAACTCCTACTTGATCTTTTGAGACTATTCTTCTACTTTGATTATTTGTTGAATCTGATTTGAACCAAGCTTCAACAGCAAATCCGCGGAATGCGTTCATTTCATAATCACCACAATTAATAGATGTATCTGTTCCATCAAAATCCCATGAGGGTGTAGAGCTTACAAATGTGGGTGAGTTTACGAAAGTTCCTGTTTGAGACAAGTCGATTGTATTGTATGTTGTAGTAGCGTTGGGAATATAGCTTGCTCTATTAGCTGCATCATGATTAATGATCAGCCCATCTGCTATCACCGGTGTCGTTATGGAGCCTCTCCTTATACCCACTATATTGCCTTGATTATTGTTTTAACTTTAAATCCGCTATCTCCATAAACAACCAATCTTGCTGTACTTCCTGATATTATTGGTTTTATTATGAGAAGAGATGTGCTTCCTATATCTCTGGTAGATGTATCTGTAAAGCTGATATTTGCACCATTCCATACTGCCATTATGCTTCCAGCTCGTGAGTTGCTATTTCCAACTTCTCTAGCAGTGTATTCAAAAAATGCCCCATCATATGAGCTCGTGCTTAAAGAGCATATTGATTCGGTGGTTGTAGATCCAATTGTGCTACTTATTACGGCAGTAGTATACAATGACTGAGGTGTTTTACCTATAAACACATCACCACTAGCAGATGCTTGTAATACTGGAAATCCTGATAAGTCATTAGCTGAAAATAGTGTTTCGGATAGATCGTCATCGACAGAAAATAGAGTACCTACACTTCCTATTACATCAAATACCGTTGAACCACTTCCTATTACAGACAATGATTGTGATGTTGCAGAAGCAGATACTATTAACGATCCACTTATTTGAGCATCTCCGACGAATGGGAATGGTGTAGTGGATATTCCTGATAATTGTGAACCATCTCCTACGTATGATCCAGAAAAGGAACCGGAGATTTGGTTTGCGCTTACTATGTTTAATGATGCATCCGATCCGGATACAATCACTTTTTTCCAATTTGGCATATTACTTAAGTTATGTATTGTGGTTAGCTACATATACATGCCGTATATAAGTCTACTTCCTTTTCAGGCCAACAATACTGTTTATCCTATATAAATAGGGCTGTCTATTTTGAAGCTTTAGGGGGAGCGGAAAGTTTTTGAAGTTGCTTCTCTAGTTTAAGTTGTAGCTTTGCTAAAAATTGAGCGTCTGCTCCTCTGATTGTAATCTGGTCTAAGGATTCTCTGATTAATTGTGTTTCTCTTAAATCGTACATTGTAACTGTTATTTGTCTTGGTTTATATATTGTTGCTGAATCTTACTAACTATATTGTATAGTATTTCAACGTTCTCTCCTTTAAAGGAGACTTGTTTGATTAAAACTAACAAAAACTCCAGCTCTTGTTTTGATAGGCTGGAGTCTTGTGTTATATTATTTTTGTTCGAGTTTGTTAGTCTGTCTCGTAGTCCCATAACCTAAGCTCATTTTGTTTATGAGTAAATCCATATTTCACCGTCATCGGTATCGACGTGTATTGTACCGTGACCGTTAGAAGATCCACCAAATATTGGTGCTGTGCTGCCTCCCGTTTGTCCAGTACCTACTTGTACGACACCAGCGTAAGCTTGTGCTGTAAATGCTGAAGCTGATGCATTGAACCCAGTTTTGAATCCCCATCTTCCTATGCCATTTTCAAAGCCATATAATTCACCTACGTCTTGAGTACCTTGTTGTACTACGATACCACCATCTCCTGCTGCACCTGATCCAGAAGCAAACAGTACAAATCTATCTGCTACTAATAAGTTTTCAGTGTTTGCGAATGAAGCTGTACCATTCACTGTCATATCACCTCCTATGGTAACATCATTAGAGAATGTTCTATTACCAGAAATTGTATCGGCAAGACCTATAGTATAAGAAGGTCCTCCTCCTAATGCTTGTGCTGCGGTACCTGTAATATCAATTTCACCAGACGTTTGAGTTAGTGTGATAGTTGTGTTACCCTCTACTGCATCACCTGCACTTGAGCCATAATCTACAGATAGTGCTGATCCACCTCCACCAGAAAGACCGGTGCCTGCAACACCTGATGCTAACGCATCGGCATCAATTCCACCATCTTTTACACTAATTGTTCTAGCAGCAGCGCCATCAAAAGTAGTTCCAGTATTTAATTGTATGGTAGCATTATCTACTGTCAATGCATTTGGCACTTTAAGTACCGATAATGTGGTACTAGATACTTCGATAGTAGATCCATCGGCAGTATTGGTGTTTAACATACTACCTTCTACAGCGGTTGATTGTATGGTTGAAACACCAACAGCATCAACATTAACGTCTCCAGCAATTATATCTATAATAGATCCTGATATTGCTGTTATTAATGTGCTAGTGTTAACAGCAATGTCGTTAGCGTTGGCTGTGATATGTGTACCAGCTCCTACATTAACAGTAGCTGTGCCACCTAATGCAGTTGAGCCTCCTCCAGTCAAACCATCACCAGCTCCTACGTTAAAAGTCCCGTTTGCTAAACTAGCATTTGGTATTGCATCTAAGCTAAAAGTTAGCGTATCTGAAGTAGCGTTTGCTGCTATGTTTAATCCCTCTCCTGACGCAGAAGCAAAAGACAACGATGATGTTGTTGTATTCGCTATTAGATGTGTTCCGTTAAAAGAAGCTGTTGAATAGCTATTAGGTACACCTATTGTTCCAGCGGTCAAGTAACCTGCATCGTTATTCAGTTGCGATACCGCTGATCCTGAGACTACTACTTTTTTCCAATCTGCCATTTTATTTTATTTATTGTGTGTATTTCTTTTTTAATATGACCTTTTATATAAATATCTAGGTTTAGTCTAAACCGACAAAAAACGATGAAGAAGTAAAGTAAATGCCTCCGTTTGGTGCTGTTGTTGTGAGTTCGGCGGATTGAGTAGATAAAACTACCACTCCACTCTGACTAACACTTAATACTTCTGTGCTGTTTTGATTCTTTATTAATAACAAGGTTTCTGCACTTCCTGATATTGTGGTTGATCCTTCCTTGTCTATTGTAAATAAGGTACTACTTCCAGACTTAATGAGGAATATCGTATTTTGAATATCTACGCTTGCTGTGACACTTCCGGATACTAATGCAAAGCTTGATCCCACTCCAGACAGTGAGCTACCATCTCCTTGGAAAGATCCAGAGAATGATCCGCTGATGTTATATGATCCCGTCGCTAACTGTCCTGGTTGTATTATTGCCATATTTAGGTATTAAACTTTCCGGTTCCTACTACTTCATCAGTTGCTGCGATTGTAAATCCTAGTTCAGAAGTGTTAAATGTAACTGTGCATGTACCGTTTCCGTTATCAGTGAAGTTTGATATAGCTGCTGGTTCGCAGTTTTGACCATTCACAAAGAATATAAAGTCGTTCTTACTAGTTGCTGGTAATCCACTTGGAGCAGTTAAGAAGCTGCCTGGGAATGTAGCGGTGTCTGAAGTCTGACTTGTAGCAAGTACACTTACGTTTGTTCCTAAGAATGTTAGTGTTGCAGCGGGGATTTGAGAGTCTACACTCAACGGTACTGGAGAAGATTCTATTTGTACTCCATCTGTAAGTTCTGACGCAGCACCTAATCCTTCACTCAGCGTATCTTCAAACACTGACTCGTCAGCATCCACATTAAGTCCAACATTGAGTTGTTGTGTTGAGCTTGTCTTGTCTGCAACTTTTTTACTGAGGTGTTTGATTAATACATCTGGTACAATGTATCCAAATAATGTTAATGTGAATGAAGTACGAATTACCCTATCAGCATCAGCCATCTGATCAGTAGTATTTTGGAAATCGTCTATCTTTGTTCTGAACTTAAATCGTTCTGGTTCTCCCCAGTATGCACCTTCAGAGTATATTACAGATTCTACAATACTATTCATGTGTTCAATAAAGTCGGACCATATTACGACTTCATATGTTAAGTCTACATATTCTGGAATGATTGTGTTTATAAAAGTGCTTGCTGGTTTTATGTTTGTTATCTTACTAAACTGATCGTATTTATTTTGAGATGTATATTTAACTTCTTGAGATCTGTATAGTTGTGGGAAGTTGGCATCTATCTTGTTTCCAAGATTTCTATTCTTTAAGATGCTTGTTCTTCTGTATGATATAATTGGCTTAAGCACTTTCCCACCAACATCTCTCAAGTAACCATCTTCTTGTATTTGTTTCCACTTCTCTCCACCACCATATACAACCGGCACTTCAGCTACTCGTCCAAAATCGTCAACACGAGGCTTAATGGTATTATCAAAATACCACTTTATACAATAATCTAAATCATACAAACCTATCTCAAGATCCTTTATCTTGTCATCATCTCTACGGGTATCATTAGAGCGTCCAAATGCTTTATTCTCAACTCCTTTTGACAATTCGTATTGTGATGTAGGTAGGTTTTTTCTTGTGTACATTATAATCTTGCTTTAGCTATTTGTAATCTTCCTTGGTTAGTTTGATGCGTAACACATATGATAGAAATACTTCTACCAAACTCTGTACCAACACTCTTTGGATGATTCTTATCTTTCCCCATTACAAACTGACCCTCATTAATGTCATCAATTTCAAAAAACTTATTTCTATATTCTATAATGTCTCCTAATTCCATTACGAGGTTAAATGGTACTAGATCATCTCTCAAGAAAGCAAAGGTTACTGGTCTGTTAAAATCTAAAAATTGATCGTCTTGTATTGGTGTATCTGCCTCATACGTTATTAGAGTGTTTAGTCTAACTGGACGATGCCATGTTTTTTGAGATGACGCTTCTCCATACAGATTAGCGGTATCTTTAGATTTTGTATCTGGTAGATATGGTTTATAGAAATCTACTTGCTGCTCTATCACATCATTAAGTAGTTCGCGGTTAATTCCGACCAACATATCGATATCTCTCTGTCTTCCAAATAAAGCCATATTATTTTATATAAATGTGATTTGGAACCTTTGCTAATGTAGTTGACATTGCTGTAGCAATCGTTGCTTCTGCTTGCATCGAAGTTTCGCGACCCATTGCTAATAGTATTTCTTTTAAGTCTGTTATAAGTTGTGTCTTTCTTTCTGTACCTTGCGATATAAGATCAGCACCGTTAAGTGTTGTTTCTGATCCAGGAATAGGTACAGTTGTGTATTTTCCTCTAACCAATCCTAATGTAGTTAGTGAAGATCCTAAAGTATACTCATATATCCATTGTACACCTACGTCTCTAATGTCACCAAACTGGATTCGATCGTAAGGCACATTTGCTAAATCGCTAACGGATCCAGTAGGTTCTTTGAGTGGATTATCTCGATCTTCAACTAACACATAGTCAAAGAATAAGGTGTAAGGTGACTCAGGAATTGGGAAGACTTGTAGTTTGTTGTTTTGTATTTCAAATGAGTATCCTGATTTTCGTATTTGATCATTCATCTCAATTGCTTGCATTCTAAGAAGATCTGCATATATAGGCATCACTAAAAATGATACAGCTGGTGAGTATGATCCCCATCCAAAACCATCTAGCATATTTTGTGATCCCGCTCCAGTGTTTGTTTGAGGGTCAAAGTATCTGCTAATAGCTGGTGTTGGGTTGTGGAACACACGCTTAATTTCTATCTTCTTTCCAGACTCACTAACCTCTGACCACAGTGCATCTAAATCGTAGCTCTGTGTTGCTGAGCTAACTGCTATGTGACCACGCTTCCAATCAACATCTCCACCTGATCCAATCTCTGTACCATACGTCTTTGCCATTGCAATCGTACGACCTAGGTTGGGTGTTACAGTTCTGCTGCTAGCATTAGATGCTGTAGATGTGCCTTGTAAAGTCAGTATATAATCTTTAGCATTATACATATTGACCATTGAGCTAAACTTTGTCACAGACTCCTCGAAGGCTGCAAAGAAGTTGATGTCTTGAAGTTCAACATCCATAATAGGATATCCAAGACTTTTTGCGCAATAGTCTGCTACACCATCTGCTTGTGTTTTAAATGTTGGATCGTTATCGTAGAAACCAAAAGGAGTTGGCTTCGATCCAGTCGAAGGGGTATTATAATAAGATGCTGAGACTGTTGAGAACGAGCTCGATCCTGGCCATATTGGTACACTACTCATAGGTTACTAGCTTTTACCTATAAATAGTTGCCAATTTAGTTTGAAGTGGATTAAGCGCGGAAGTTTTTATAGACGTCTATGATTGAATCCACAATTCCGTGCCTATGGCTTTTGGCTAGTTGTATTACGTTGAAGCTTTTAATGTTTACAAGATGTTTACACATAAAGTCAAATCCTGAGTCTTTCTTTATCTGTAAGTCAATTTGAGCGTTGTCTCCACAAAATACAACTTTACTTCCTGAGCATATTCTTGTTAGGATTAGCTCGGTCTGTGTATCGGTAAGGTTCTGTGATTCATCAGCTACCACTAAACAATTAGTGAAGTTTCGACCTCTCATGAAGTTTACCGGAAGTATCTCTATCTTTCCCTCTTCGACACACTTCTCAATAGCTTCTTTGTTGTACAGCCTATACATGTTTTCATACACCGGTGCTGTGAATGGGGCTAGTTTTTGGTTAATGTCGCCTGGAAGGAATCCTATATCAGGACCTGCTCCAACGGGAGGTCTTGTTATAATAACCTTCTCTACCTCTTTTCTGAATAAAAGATCTAACGCTACATTTGCTGCTAAAAGTGATTTTCCAGATCCTGCTCTGCCTTTGAGTACAGTTACGGTGTTGTTAAGAATATTCTCTTTAGCTAA